ATTGGAAACCGATGTAATAAATGAAAAATTGTTTACTATATTTTCTAAATTTAAAATCTTTAAAAGTGATTTTTGATTTGGTACTAATATGTAATTATTTTGAATAGTCTGAAATTCTATTGGATTTTCTAAACTAGTATAATGATTTAGATATGTATTTACTATATTATAGAAATGAATTGTATCATTAAAGATAGGTAATATTTTCTCCGATACAATAGAACCAATTTCTATATTATTAGGCTTGTATTTATTCCTTATTATATCATATAAATTTAATTTTTCATTTGTTTTATATTTATCTTGAACATCTCTAGGTAATGCTTGTAAACCATCTCTCAATGTTACATCAAAAGGTAAAGGTGATCCTATTTTTTTATAAAAATTATTATATTTTGGATTAATTGAACACCATATTTCAAAACTTTTTGTACATCTAGGATATATTTTATTTATCATAATATTACTAAATAATAATATGATATTTCTTTATATTTTTTATATTTCTTTATATTTTTATATTTCTTTGTATTTATTTTTATACAGAATTAGTTAAACTGTGGGTATAAGGATTATTTTTAAATGCATCCAATAGTTCTGGATTAATTCTTTCACAGCCTTGGCAATTATTCATATATTGAGGCATATTTGCTTTTCCATATGTTTGTACAGAGGGTCCATTTGGAATTACCGATTGTGGTGCCCATAACCTATTATTTTCACGATCTGAATCCAAACGTGAAAGTGTAACATTTATTTGAGAATTAAACATATTAGTATTGCCTTGGTTTGTTCTACCAACAACTAATCTTTCTTTATCTTGATTATTAGTTTGTCTATAAACCGCATCATATTGACGATTACCATATTTTGAATTTACTCCTAAAAATTGATCATGATTTGTAGTGTCACGTTGATTATAAATAGGTTGATGTTCAGAAACTATATATGCAGCATTTTCAGTTTGATTGCCAATATATCCATTTGGTTTATATAAAGTAGTTTCTTTAATAGTAGTTTTAGTTGTATCATTAGGATCAATAACATAATTACTAGGAACTTCACCAATCATATTACCATAAACACGCATATTACAACTATATTCTTCTTTACGAGATGGTTTTAATATATCCATAATAGGGGCTATAACAGCACCTATTGCACTAGAAAATCCAGTACCAAATGTTTGCGGCTGTTCATTAATTAAACGATTATTAGCATAATTTGTATGACTTTTTAAACAATTATCCATATCATGATGAGGACCAGTACCCGCAGCGTTAGATGGACCGACATTAAAACCTTCTAGTTGATTTCTCTTAGACTCTTCATGATGTTTGGGAACATAACTAGCTGTTTTTAATACAGAATTTGGTGTTCCGTGTTGATAAGTAGTTGTATCATTTCTATGGGATGTTTTTTGTATTTCTTTTGCAACTACACGACCAGCTTTTTCAGCTCCAGTAGTTGTTAACCAACGATCTTGCGTATTTATAAAAAAAGTATCAGGACGATATTTTTCTATTTTTCCTTCAATACCTACATTTTTAATATAAGATTGAGCAGGTCCTTGAAGATTATCAAGAGAATATTCTTCTTTAGGATTTGTGGCAACACGAAGTTCGTCCACTGTTTTAGGTAACCATTTATCTCTCGCTTCCATACCAGCATTAAAACCATGACTTCCGTCAGCAGTATAACCTTTATCTAAACCAGGACCAACACGTACAGATTCAAAAGGTTTAACCATATTATTTTTATTAACTGGATTTTGTCTAGATTGATAAAAATCACTCATATCAGGCATACCATATGTCCATTGTATATTTTCTTGTGGTTTAAAAAGAGGAGCTTGTTCAATTTTCTTAATAACTTGAGATCCATTTCCAACATAATTATCTAAAATAGATTCAGTATTATTATTATAAATTTGTCCTTTTGGTTTGCCACCAGTAAAAGGAACCATATTATTATGAATAAATTCTTTTGAAGATAAATAGTCTCCAGTTAAAGAATAAATTTGTTGAATATTATCACCAATACGAACACCGGAACGTTCTTTCAATTCATAAACATTTTGATCAAAATATTTGTCTGATGCAACATTAGGATTTGGGTACTCTTGAATTGTATCAATAAGTTCCTTATTATTCATAATTGGATAATTTTGGGGAGGTGTATTTGTATTTGGTAAATAATTGTTGTATTGAGATTCAATATTATTGGCCTGTAAGTTTGTTCTGATTCCTATATTGTTAAAATTTTCTTTTTTTTCCTTTTTATTAGAAGTTTGTTTATTAAATCCCTCTTTATTTTGATTAGATACAATATACATGCCTCCTAATGCAATTAATGGTATAGCTAATTCCATGCTTATATACATATACATTTAAAAAAAGTATTAGAAAATACAATAAAATACAAATAATATATATTAATACTACTTAAAGGTCTTTAAGTTATATATTTACATATTATTTATATTCGTTGACAACTATTTGGAGCGGAACATGTTGTTGAACCTGCTATATATGTTCCTTTTTTACCAAATGGTTCTACAGGAATTGTATATCCTTGATCATTTTTTGGAACACAATCAAACTCTCTTTTAAAACTATTTTTTTCTAATATTCTTGTGTCTAAATAATTTTGAAAAGGCATTTCAGTGTGTGCTTGTGGATTATGCAATAAAATATATGCATGATTTTGGGTTAAATCTCTAGCAGTCCATGCTGGCATTATAGCCCTTGATTGTTCTGTTGTTAAAAATGTATCACAATCCGGATAATCTATTGGTGATGCATAAATTGTTTGTCTTTTATATTTTTCTTGTTCTAAACAATCTCTGTTTAAACGTTTATCAATTCCTAAAAGAGAACTTTGAATATCAATACAATTTGTCCATAAATTTCCGGCCCATTTTTGTGGAATTATTTGAGGATCCAATGCAAAGCATGGTTTTTCTCCATTTCCAGGTACATCTATATACCATCTGCCTTGATCTGTTTGTTGTTGTAATTGTTTTGTTATTCTACAGGGATCATCATGAAATCTAGTAAATGCCATTATATATATACATTTTAAAAAAAAGTATATATAAATTTATTATTTTTGAATCAAATAATGAATAATATAATGATAACATTATATTATTTTGATTTATAGAAATCATTATATAATAATAGAAATAAAATTATGATGAAGGGTCAGTTGTAAAATAAGGTATCCAAATATCAGTTCCGTTTGAAATGTAAAAAGGTGTAAAATAATAAAATTTAATATTTATTTATTACTAAAAATTTTAAGATTATATTTTTATTATAAGTGTCAGAAAAATCTTATTTTACATTTTTACTGAATAAATGTTATTATATTTCTTGTAAAGAAATGTTTCTCGTCATTCGTCATCCTTACCTAATCTATCAAATCCTTTGATAAATCCACTTCTTCGGCAGTCCAAAAACACGCTACGGCTTTTTTATACATTTGGTAAAGATTGTGATGCTTTACAGGTAAGACAACAAATCTATCGTCATCTGGGATTAATAAAGGTTCTTCTAAACTCATTTAATATACTATTATACAAATTGTTCCAAAGAAACACAATTATATTGAGTTCCAGCGAAGTTTTGAACCTTAATTGTCATTATCCAAGTTTCACCCACGTTAATTACAGCAGACAGATTGTATGATGTTCTATTGGGTTGAGCGGTTGTTGTAGCAAGTGTTTTATTGATGGTTCGGATCGCTCCACTATTATTTGTAATCATCACCTTATATACTCCATTTGTTCGGCGATTGGTAAGATTTAAACCATTCATATCAGCAGTAATAGGGAAGTTGAACTCTCTACTGGAAGCGCTATTACAATCAATCGTTAGAGAATTGGAAGCGAATGAAACGCTGTTAGTTACCGTTGCTAATTGAAGACCATTTACCAAAAGAAGATTAGTTGAAGGATTATAAGTGAGCGTAGCACTATCCACATTCAAAGGAAGATTTCCAGTTGTATTGGTTACGAAGGTCAAATAATAAGTTGCTGCTGTCGTCGGTTGATCTGTAATGGCGACATTCGTGGCGCTTGTGGCGTTTCCACTCAAAGCACCTACGAAACTGGTTGCCGTTATTGTTCCGCCGTTCGTGATATTTTTATTAGACATATTTAAATCAATTTCGCAATTAACAATACCAGCATTAACTTTGGTAATATTCATATTTCCATCTCCAACCACCATATTAATCGCACTACCTAAACTATTACTACCGATAGTCGTGATTACTCCACTTTTAATATCTACATTTGCTCCCGAAATATTAATTTTACTCGATCCTCCACCAGTAGTTAGTTCCACAATTCCGTTTGACTGAGTATTAGTAAGCGATAATTTTTGAGTTGTTCCGGTAATAGAATTTGTAACTCCTTGAATATTAATTTGGGGTTGAGATAATGTGGTTGCCGTTATAGTTCCACAACTACTAATATCCTGACTATTCATATTTATAGAGGTTAACCCAGCACTATTTCCAACAGACAAAACCGAAGACAAAGGTGGTGCTACTACTACTGGTGGATACACAGAACCATTTATAATCACATCGCCATTTAGCGTAGTCAAACTAATATTACCCTGAGTCGCATACAAAGTAATATCGCCCAGAGCCGCAGACAACCCCAGGTTAGTCCCGCAATTAATATTTATCTCGTCATTAAGCGTTTGAATACCGATTATAGCACCTCCAGACAAAGTAAAATTACCAGTAGGGTTCAAGTTTATTTCATTACCAGCGTTTAAATTAATAGTATCAGTCGCACTCAAACCAATATTGTCCGCCCCACCATTTCCAATTTGGATTTGGTTTCCATTCGTATCAATTGTAGTTCCTCCATCGCTAAGTGTGATTATATCACCAGCACTTGTAAGGTTAATTGACCCAGTAGTCGTAGTTAAGTTCATATTTGCACTACAATTCATTCCAGTAAGACCAATAGTATTGACAGAAGCACCATTTGATAAGGTAATTTGTGGGTTCAATGTAGGTTGTAAATCTATAAATCCTGTTGCACCAGAAAAATCATCCAAACGCATTTTTTGTGCTCTTAAAGCTCCACCTGTTTCAATCCAAATACCATCTCCATTTAGTCCAGGACTTAATTCTGATGGCACAACAGACTGAGGCGTTAAGGCTAAATAAGTTGGGTCTATTCCACCTTGGACATATAATTTTCCAAAAACCATTACGTCTCCTGTGTAACCAATTCCTGTGTAACCTCCTCCTGTAGTTCCTGTGTAGGAAGTATTAATCCATTGACTTGCTCCTGTATCTCCTTGTGGACCTGTAGCACCTGTAGCACCTGTTGCACCTGTAGCACCTGTTGCACCTGTTGCACCTGTTGCACCTGTTGCACCTGTTGCACCTGTGGCACCTGTAGCTCCTATGGCTCCTGTGGCACCTGTAGCTCCTGTAGCGCCTGTGGCGCCTGTTGCACCCGTTGCACCTTGAAATCCCATAATGCCTCTAGGTCCAGTATCTCCTTGTGGGCCCGTTGCTCCCGTATCACCTGTTGCTCCTGTATCACCTGTATCACCTTTAGCACCTGTAGCGCCTGTGGCACCTGTAGCACCTGTAGCTCCAGTATCTCCTTGTGGACCTGTAGCACCTGTAGCACCTGTAGCACCTGTAGCACCTGTAGCACCTGTAGCACCTGTAGCTCCAGTATCTCCTTGTGGTCCCGTTGCTCCTGTATCACCTGTTGCACCTGTATCACCTGTATCACCTGTATCACCTGTAGCACCTGTAGGACCTCTACAACCAGTGATACCTCTTGGACCTGTAGCACCTGTAGCACCTGTAGCACCTATAGGACCTATAGGTCCACCAGGTCCTTGTGCTCCTTGAGGTCCTTGCAAAACATTATTAAGATTAGCACAACAACGTCTAGCTCCTAAATAATTTGAATAATTATTGTAAGACATTTAGTATATATATATTTATAATATATTTTTATGTATAAATTGTCATTAAATAAAATATATTATATAATATTTTTCAAAAATATTACAAAGATGGTAAAGGCACAAGAGCAAGACGAACTGCACCAAGAGATGCAACATCATATTTTACAATAAGAGGTAAATCATTCTCCAAATAGATTTCAATTTGAGAACATAAATTTGTACATTTAATAAAATAACCCAAATTTTTTAAAGAGAATTCTCCTTGTATAACTTTAGTTGAATCTTGTTTTACAATAAAACCCATAGATCCATCGGATTCAGCACGATGAATTTCAGCAGATGCAAATTGACCCTGACATTTAAATATAAGTTCATTTCCAACAGATTTAATTTCTAATTTATCAGAAATACAAGATAAATCACGAATAATTTTTTGAAAATCAGCAGATGGAAGATTAATAATTGATGAAAACTTGACATCAGGTACTTCTAATTCATCTTGTTCTGGTTCAATTAATTTTAATTTTTGTGTTTTACATTGCTTAATATCTCCATTTTCAAATTTAAGAGCTAAATGAGAAACAATTCCATCAAAATAATCTGAATTTTCAATATATATAGTTAAAGTATCATCATTATCAATTGAATTAATAAGCTTAAAAAGGTGAAACATATTTACACCAATAATAATTTTTTCTTTTTTACATTCATAAAATTCAAAATTAGAAGCAGCTAAATAGAGATGTACCAAGATAGTATGGGATTTATCCATATTAATAATTCTGATACCATCCGGTTGAAAAGAAATATTAGTTTCTAAAAGAATATCTTTTAGAGCTGTCATTAAAGTACGAAATGGAGCAATTTGAACAGTTTTGATAGTTAAAACATTTCCATCAGTTGATGCGTTCTTATTCATAAAAATAGACATTATAGCTAAATTTAAACGCAAATCTTTAAATACTTATGTTAATAAAATAATAATTAAATGAAATAATAATTAAAGGAAAATAATAATTCAATGAAATAATATTTATAAAGTAAATAGTTTAAATATTATATAATTTTAATTATATATAATGCAAATTAAATATGGAATTTCTTCTATTAATATGGATGTTACAAAAATTTGTCTGGATAAATTAAATAATAGTACTATTATTAAAATTCCTACAGGAGATATTGATAGATCAATTCTTTTTGAAATAGATCCATTACCAAATGTTTTAAAATCTGTCTTTTTTGTAGATGATGACAATAATATAACAGAATATAGTGATAAATTTGAAATACATATTGATATAAATATTAAAAAGGTTATACATACATATAATTATGATGAATTGAAATTAAGATTGGATGAAATACATAATAACTTAAAATTAGATTATGGAAGTTTTACAGAGGAGTATCCAGAACAATTAATGACTTTAAAATATTTATCTGGTAATGAGAATGTTTTAGAAATTGGAGGTAATATAGGTAGAAATTCTTTAGTAATTGCAAGTATTTTAAATAATAATGGTAATTTAGTAACATTAGAAAGTGATTCTGAAATATGTGAACAATTAAAACATAATAGAGATATGAATAATTTTACCTTTAATATAGAAAATTCAGCTTTATCTAAAAGAAAACTAATACAAAGAGATTGGGATACAATTGAAAGTGACACATTATTAAATGGTTATAAAGAGATAAATATTATTGATTTAGAAAAGTTAAATTCAAAATATAATATTATATTTGATACATTAGTATTGGATTGTGAAGGTGCATTTTACTATATCTTGATGGATATGCCAGAAATTTTAAATAATATTAAATTGATAATAATGGAAAATGATTATTGGGATATAAATAAAAAAAATTATATAGATTCTATATTAAAACAAAATGGATTTGAAGTAGACTATTCAAGTAGTGGTGGATGGGGGCCATGCTATAGCAATTTTTACGAAGTATGGAAAAAATAATTTTAATTAATATTTTACTTTTGGCACTCTTCTATGACCATATTTAAACTTTTTACGAGATAAAATAGCTGATTTATATCCTTTAGAACCTTTTTTACAACCATTGATTAATAATTTATAATCTACTGCACCTGCCTTTCCAGATGTTAATGCACTAGCAAGTCTAGCTATACCCCATGATTGTGCTGTTTGATTCGGTCTTGATCCAGAAGAATAATATGCTCCTTCACCTTTATTAATAATTTTTTTTAATGTTATTTTGGAACAACCAGTTGCCTTTACAAGTTCATTTGTAGCACCTATTTTATCCACATTATATTTCTTTTGTGCTTTCAAAACATGTTTTGATGTTTTTGAATGAAAAGACGGAATTTTTTTTCTTGAATAATAAATTCCTTTTTTATAAAGTTTTCGTGATTTTTTTAACATTTTAGATTGTGTTTTTTTATCTTTTTTTGACAAGTTTTTTGGTAAGTATCGTAAATTTATTTTAGTATTTTTCTGACTCATATAATAATATAATATTTAAAATTATATTATTAAAAATATATTAGTAAAAAATATATTGGTAAAAATAATAATATTATATTATTAAGTATTTAAAGCTAAAAATATTTATTGTTAAATGGAAGTAAAACATGAATTGAATATAGAGGAGATAATAAATAATATTAAAAATTTATCTTTATTGTATAAAGATAATAATTATATTTTACAAAGATTACAAATTCATTTAAATAATTTACCTAGTTTATTAGAAATAGAAAATAAACGTCATGAAGAAAGAGTTTCTAGATTTAATGAATTATTATTTGAACATGATAATTTTCATAATGTGTTTTTAAGCAAACATCAATATTATTATATGCCTTATAATAATTTATTTTACAATTATGATGGAAAAACATATAAAATAATAAAAGAAGATGATATTCATCATCATTTACTTTCTACAATTACAGAAGAAGGTAAATTAATGCAATGGAAACATAAAACCAAACAAAATATTATTAAAAAAATAAAAGAGCGTAATTTATTAAAGTCTGTTCCTGAAACATATACTATTCAAAATGTGTTAGGGTTTTTACAAACAATTTTTTTATCAAAATCTGAAGCAAAATATTTTTTAACGTTAATAGGTGATTGTATTCTAAAGAAAAATACAGATAATTTGTTA